GCTACTTCCGAAGGGTGGTCTTGGTGCCTCATGGGCTGCTGTGAATCCGGCGGGCATGGGTGACCTAAAGGGCCAGAACTTCCTTGATGCTGGTTACCACACGAACACGGCCATCGCCGGTGTATCACAGACGAACCGAAATGCCTCTTGGGATGTCCGTTCTGAGACGCCTAACCCGCAGGTCAAGGTAGGTCCCTTCGTGAACACGACCATCGAGGCTAACCCGTTCAAGCGTGGCCTAGAGGCTTAAATTCAAACTAACTAGATAATAATGTGGCCTGCAGCTTTAGTAGGTTCAGGAGTTGCTCTGGCACTTCTGTCATCACGAGGTCCCTCAAATACAACACAAGTTCGAAGCATGAGCGATGGAAACACCTATCATGTTCAGAATCTACCAGATAAACAAGGTGCTGCTGACTTAATGGCAAAAATACGATCTAATTTAGATTCATTAATTGAACATTACAAATCTGATCCTGCTTCGATGGCTGATCCTCGCGTGAAAGTAATGGTTGATCGATTCAATCCTTCTAATATGATTGAAAATGACTTGGACGCAGATAGTACATCATATTCTGAAAATAAAGGCGAAAAGATAGTTGTATGTTTACGTGATAAAACAACAAAAAAACTAGTAGATGAGAATACGATTATGTTTGTTATTTTACACGAAATGGCTCACCTAATGACGACAACAGTTGGGCATACTCCAGAATTTTGGACCAACTTTAGACGTTTATTGCAAGATGGTATTCAAGTAGGAATCTATAAGCAGGTTAACTACGATCGTAGCCCGGTTACATATTGTGGGATGAGCATCCATTCAAGCCCTTTATAATTCTTCGTACTAAACAAGATGTTACAACGGCGAGTTGTCAATTTTGATACAAAAGAAAGATTTAATGTTTCATTTTTTGAAGACGACATGATTGAAACAGTTCGTCAGCAAATTGGTATTTCATTAGATACCCATCCAAACCGTTTATTTATTCTTGTTGGTGTGAAGTTACCAAAAGATTATTACATGAAAGATCCTCGTCGCTGGGAGGCTCTATTTGATCGTATATCGTATAACGGTCAACCTACTCAGAAAGACCAGTTTCAAGAGTACCAGCGTCAGTACCGATCACCTGCTTTATCGATTCCGTTTGAATCATATGATCGAGCCGATTGGTTATCTGTTCCTGAAAATTTATCAAAGTTATTTATGCCGGATTCTGATTTTGTTGAATATCGTATTTTGGGTGTCGAAGAAGCCCGTTCGTACATATTACCATTAATCGTAAAGGATCAGTCATCTGCTAAAATCTCATCTGCAACATTACCTATTGCTGAAATGAAAAGTTTATTATACTCATTCTATTCAACAGATAACATTGCAGATTTTTTGGTAAAGGTATACAGTGAAAAGGACGAACAAGTAACTCGATCGTATTTTCCATTTTTACAGGCCAACACACAGGCAAGACTTTCTGGAGAGACTGTCAATCTATTAGCAAAGAATTCTAAGTTATTAAACGATTTATTGAATTTAAAAGTTGTAGAAGAAGAATCAGTTTCGATCAAAAGAACTCGTTTTATTGTTCCATTTGTTACAACCGATTTTGGATCTGCTATTCGCACTAGATTTGAACAGATCTTTTATGGGTTAACCGTGTCCCCCGATATTCCGTATGTTCAATTTTTTACTTCACGTACTGAATCAAACCGTCATAAATTTTATACTGAAGATACGAAGAATAAAACACCAGTCATAGATGTTGCAATCGTGAAAGGATGGGTTAACGCTACAAAACCTCAACGCAATCGTCCGACACTCCTTATGTATCGCGGAACATCTAAGGAAAACTTTGATCGCATTTCGATTACATCTTCAGATATTGTGCTGTCAACATATCGCGATAAGAAATCAAAAAAGACACTTGATCAATTAAAGCGCGATTTGTACGAATGGCTTCTAACATTTGATGCTGTTATTGGGTTTGCAGACATGGCAGATTTAGATTTGGATCGCTGGGTTCTTGATGATTTGTCCATTCTGCTTAAGTACAAAAAACCTATAGATGATGAACTTGACTTACGGAGATTTAATTGTGTATCTTCGTTCTTCGGAGTGATGGACAAGACAGATACATTTCGTTTACTACGAACAGATCACACTGCCGACAATATAAGTGCAGTTGAAATCAAACTTCTACAAATGCGAACACATCAGGGATTCCTGAGCACACAAGATGTTCAAACTGAATTAAATATTACAGCTGATGAAGCAACAAAGATTTTACGCCAACTTGATGATAAACTAGCAGAAAATCCATCACTTGCCGATCGTTCGTTCCGTGGATATCCTCTAATATTTATTGAACCCGAATATCTTCTTTTTTCATCAGTTGGTAAACTTGATTTAGCTATCAAATATGCAAATCTTCTTCGTTTTATTCTGTCAACGGCCAAATCAGACGAACTAGATAAAATATGTCCAAAGCGAATGGAAACAGTAGAAGTAAAGTCATTAGTCGAGCCAGCAATTGAAGTGGGCCAAGATTATGGGGACTTATTTGATTATTTGGAAGAGGAACAGTCTGAAGACACAAGCACAGTCGTTACTCGTACAACAACTGCAGCCTCCAAGAAACAAGATGCGAAGTATAGCTATTTCAACGAACGTCTACGAGCGTTTGATCCCAAAACATTTGATACTCCTGTATTTCCCAAAAAGTGTGAACATAAGCATCAGCCTATTGTTCTAACAGATACAGACTTCGAACGACTAACCGATACAGAATACGATCCTACAACGTATCTAGATGAAGAAAAGCTAATGCCGTTAGAAAATCCGAAAGGAAGTGTTATCTGCCCCGAATATTGGTGTGTCCGTGATAATATACCATTGCAAGAAAATCAGCTTGATAAATCTGACGGTATACCCAAATGCCCCAAGTGCAAAGGTAAGATACGCATGTCTGATGATAATGATATCCGTCAATTTACTGTAATAAAACGCGACAAAGCATTGGCATATCCTGGATTTACAAAGACAGGTAATTTCCCGTGTTGCTATAAAAGTCCCCGCAAGAAGGCACTGAAGTCGGATGAAGATGATAAATATTACGTACTAAGTGAAACAAAGGCAAACTTGTTAGAATATCGTTTTGCATTTTTACCAATTGGTCTGATTAATTCATTATATATTGATGAGACGTATGAATTGATTGTTCGTTCTGGCAGACGTATTCCTTCTGGAGTTTCTGGCTATTTTCGAGTCGGTATTGGTCATGCTACAAAAACACTTCCTACACTGCTAACGCCAAAAGCAAATATAAAAAATATTATAATAAAGTCTCCCGTTGAATCAGTATCTACCATATTAAAATGCTCATTTGTCTCTACATGGAAACGTGTATCAGATTCACATGCTGCAAAAGTTTTTGACATTCTGGAAGAGTTTCCTCCTTTTTCAAAAGATGATCTTCTCAAGAAAAATATGGCTAGAATTATTTCAGGAATTCAGGATGCATATGATGCAAACGAATTATCACCTATTCATGAATTAGAATACGCGGCACTTTCATTGCAGTGTGATGTATTCCGCATTTATACAGATACCAATACGATGGGTTGTATGTTCTCATCTGTTATAACACGTCCCAAGAATCGGGCCATTGTCGTTCTTCAAAATAAAGAAGATATAGATATTTTGTCATTTATTTTCGTAAGTGGTCGTTCATTTTTGTACTCGTCGAACATTTATGATTCACCTTTTACCAAAAAAACTCAACATGAATTGGAACGCTTACGAAATATATCATGCAAGACGGAAGTGCCATCCTACAATGATGCTATCAGTGTGATGCCCGATATTCTTGCAAAGGTAGATGCTGAAACATATTCAATTGTATTGGATCCGTTTGGAAGAGGTCAGGCTTTTTACATTGAAGGAAAAATGATATTACCATTTAAGCCCTCAAATTTACCAGATGTCGCACAGGCGAAAATATCAGGATATAAAGATGTATTTAGTTTACCTTCTTATGAAGACGTGAAGAGCTATCTTCCGATTGCAGAAGGTTATTCAAAAGGATATGCATGGAGAGAAGATGTATACGATAACAAGAATCGTAAGGTTGAAATTGTCACTGCATCTGGACTTGTTATTCCGATTCAACCCGAAGTATCACAAGGTACCCATGAAAATGACGAAGTCACAGAAACAGTTCGTAAATTTGGTGAAACAGATCTAGTATTCGGGGAACAGTCGCCTGAGTTACAAAGTGTATATCGTGATGTAAACTATTCATCGGAAGTATTTGAATTTTTATTATTTCAACTTGCAAAGGATCTTTCAACAGACGATTATAATCAACTCCGAGATGCTCTTGAATTTTCTAATAAAAAGTTGATAACGACTCTGCTAGAAAAATGGTTTTCTGCAACTACAATGTTTGTTGATATCGAAAATCCTGGTGAATTTATTAGCAAGATCAGAAAACCATGTGGACAGTTCTCAAAGAATTCTTGTAGTGGAAACTTATGTGGTTGGGATGGAAAAGTTTGCAAAATGAAGGTTAAAGATACAATCAAAAAAGATGAATTATTTCACCGTTTGTTGACTACAGTAACTACAAATGTAAAAATTCGTGCAGCTGTTCTCGACAACCGCATTACTCCATTTTTCAGTACAATTTTATACCTAGAGTTGCCTCATGAAATGATTCTGTCGGATTCTGAATTAGATAGCATCAACGTTTAGTTCTCCCTCTTCAGCCTTCTCGAATACTTCATCAATGACCTCGTCACCTGAAATATTGTGGTTGATCTTTGTGAACTTCTTAATCATTTGCATATCATCTCTACTCAGTAGACCAACAATTTCAAATCCAAGTCCTGTATCGGCTACAAGAACCAAGCTTCCGGCTTCAATCCAGAAATGACGCTTGTTTCGTCCCTGAAACTTACCAGGAATTGCTGCTTGAACAACATCTACCAAAATCTCGTCATTTACCTTCTTTTGGTAAACAGTTTCGACGCGGCTGTTTCCGAACAGCTTACTAATCTTACCAATGTATACATCTTCTACATATCCATTATTTTTAGCAAGATCGTCGATGAAATTTCGGATCAAACGATCCTGATTGTCGCGACTCGCAGACTGTCCCTTGTTCTTATTTCCAGAGTTCTTCTGGGGGACTGACATTTTCTTATCACAAGTCAAATTAAAAAATATTTTAATTCGTTTTTACTTATAATTCGAAGCACATCCATAATAGTCACAGCTCATTGCACAACATTCTTCAAAATGTCCTTTCCATTCACCAAATTGTTTTGAAATTGTATTGTACATGAATTCATACGTTTGCGAATCGTCTGTATAGATTAGAAATATCGCGCCTTCGCCTCGCAAATAAGTTGTGGTATAACCGAGATGCAACTTTGACCTTTGATAGTTTGTAATGCAAAATCGAGCTTCAACAAAGTCCTTTGCGTCAGGAACTTCTTCCATCTTATTTAATCTACATCAAATAAGTCTATACTTTGTCCGTTTTACAAAATAGATAACCGTTTGGTATCTGTTTTGTAATTTATTAATTTAGTTATTCTCCTCCACCACTAGTTTTACAAAAAACTAGAAATTTACGCCGTAACGGCCGGCTTGACGAAGTGCACCTTGAGGAAGCTCTGGAGGTTGAGGTACGTGACTTCCTGGCCATCCTTGACGCGGAGAAGCTTGCCGAGCTTGGCGTCCGGTAGGATGCGGCGCTTGAAGTTCGGGTCAAAGCAGTTGTGCGCCTTGACATACGTCGCCACGAACTTCGTGACATCCGTCTGGCTCTTCTGGCTCTTGGACGGTAGGCCCATGAACGTCGCAAGCTCATCCGTGATCGGGCGGAGCTTGAGGAACGCATT